CTATAAAGATGCAAGTAAATTTGCTGAACCATGGTGTCAGGAAAAACAATGGGTATTAATAGGAAGATATGCTGGTGCTCGTTTCAAACTCGGAGATGAATCTGAATGCAGAATCATAAATGATGATGAAGTGATAGCTACTATATTAGATCCTAATGATATTCTTGCAGTATAAGGAGAAAAAATGGCTGAAGAAAACACAAAGGTGACAGAAGAAACAGAAGTAGACGAAGGAGAGGTTGTTGAAATTGAGCCTGTAGAAGAAAAACCTAAAACACAGATTCCTATGGAGTCTGATGATAAAGAAGCAGATGCACAAATTGAAGATGTTTCTAATGAACCAGAAGCAAAAAAAGAGGAAGAACTTGAAGATTATTCTAAAAATGTACAAAAAAGAATAAATAACCTAACAAGAAAACTTAGAGAAGCAGAAAGAGGTCAAGAGTCTGCGTATGAGTATGCAAAAAAAACTGCTGCTGAAAACGAACATTTAAAAGCAAAAAGCTCTAATTTAGATAGATCTTATTTAATGGAAGCAGAGAATAGATTAAAATCGCAAAAGCAACAAGCTATGTCTGCTTTGAAATCTGCACATGAAGTTCAAGACTATGAAAAAGTAGCAAAAGCACAAGAAGTTCTTGCAAAAATAGCAGTAGAAGAAAATAAAGTAAATACTTCTAAAATGGCTATAGAACAACAAGTTCCATCACAAACAGTGGATCCTGGTGTTACACAACCAGCACCACAATATCAACCACCACCAAAACTTGATGCTAAACAAGAAAAATGGGTAGAAAATAATACTTGGTTTGGTGAAGACGAAATTATGACTCTTGCAGCTTTTTCAATAGATCAAAAGCTAGTACAAGAAGGTTTTGACCCAAAAACTGATGAATACTACAATGAAGTTGATAAAAGATTGCGAATAGAGTTCCCACACAAGTTTGAAGAGTCTTCTGCTAAATCGAAGCCTCAACAAAAGGTGGCTTCGGCAGGCAGAGTAGCTGGTAATACTAGCTCAAAAAGACAAGTTAAGTTGTCGCCAGCAGAAGTTCAAATGGCAAAAAGATTAAACGTACCCTTAACAGAGTACGCAAAATATGTTAAAAGGTAATAGTTATGACAGAAAATAACAACAAAACAAATAACAGAACACCACGTTCTGCTGACACTCGAGCTGAAAAAGTCGCTCGCAAACCATGGAGCCCCCCATCTACTTTGGAAACTCCACCTGCACCTGATGGTTATACCTACAGGTGGATCAGAGCTGAGAATGTAGGCGTTGAAGATCGAAAAAACATAACTGCAAGATTAAGCGAGGGATTTGAACTCGTTAGGTCTGACCAGTTAAGTCAAGAAGATCAAAATAAATACGATTCTATGCAACAAGGTCAACACGCAGGTGTGGTTGCAAGAGGTGGTCTGCTTTTGGCTAAGATTCCTAATGAAACACGTGAAGAGAGAAACTCCTATTTCGCCCAACGTGCACAAACACAGCAACAAGCTATTGATAATGATCTTATGAGGGAATCAGATCCAAACTCTCCGATATTAAGTCCAGAGAGAAAAAGCAAAGTAACTTTTGGCGGTGGTCAACGTAGTTGATTACTAAAATTAATAAACAAATATAAGGTGACTTATTATGGCTAACAAAAATGCCCCATTTGGAGCAAGACTTGTAGGTAAATTAGGTTCTGGCGTTACGTCTAACGGAACAACAGAATACAAAATTGCCTCTGGTGCTTCAGGGAATATTTTTTCAGGCGATTTAGTAAAAATGACCAATGCAGGTACTATTTTAGTTTCTGCTGCTGGTGATGAGTCCATAGGTGTATTTAGAGGTTGTCAATTTACCGATACTAACGGTGATGTTGTGTTTAAATCTCATTACCCCGATGGTACTGTAGCGTCTGATATTGTAGCGTTTGTACATGATGATCCTGATGCTGTATTTGAAATCCAAAGTGCAGGTTCTCCAGCTCAAACCGATGTCGGTTTGAACGCAGATATTTCATATACTTCTGGCTCTACCAAAACAGGTATGTCAGCTGTAGAATTATCTGGAACAACAGCGGCGACAACTGCGACTTTTAGAATCATGGGATTCTCGAGTGATCCAGACAACAGCACAACAGGCTCAGCTAATGTAAACGTTATTGTTAAATTTAATGAGCATTTCTATATCGACCCAACAGGAGTATAAATAATGGCAATTAATAGAGCACAATTAGCTAAAGAATTAGAGCCAGGTCTTAATGCTTTGTTCGGTATGGAATATGCCAGATACGAAGCTCAACATTTAGAAATTTTTGATACAGAAACTTCTGATAGAGCGTTTGAAGAAGAAACTCTTATCGTAGGATTCGGTAATGCAGAGGTAAAATCAGAAGGAAGCGGTGTCAGATTTGATACAGCTAACGAAGGTTATACATCACGTTACACCCACGAGACAGTAGCTTTAGCTTTCGCACTTACTGAAGAGGCAGTAGAAGATAATCTATATGATAGACTCGGAGCTAGATATACCAAAGCACTAGCTAGATCTATGGCTAACACAAAGCAAATCAAAGCAGCAGCTGTATTGAACAATGCGTTCTCTACAGTAGGTGGAGATGGCAAAGTGTTAATTGCTACAGATCATCCACTAGGCGGAGGCGGCTCACTAGCAAACAGGGCTACCACTATGGCGGACTTGAATGAAACTTCACTTGAAGATGCTTTAATTAGTATTTCTACATTTACAGATGATAGAGGTCTAAATATAGCGTTGAAAGGTATGAAACTCATAGTTCCACCACAATTAGTGTTTGTTGCTGACAGATTACTGCAAACTCCAGGTAGAGTTGCTACATCTGATAACGACATTAACGCTATCAATAATACTGGTATGATCCCTGATGGTTATGTTGTAAACAACTATCTAACAGACACAGATGCTTTCTTCTTGAAAACAGACTGTCCTGATGGATTTAAGTATTTTGAAAGATCTCCAATGACAACATCATTAGAAGGTGATTTCGATACTGGCAACATGAGATATAAGGCTAGAGAGCGTTATAGCTTCGGATATTCAAACTTTAGGGCCGTTTTCGGTTCTCAAGGAGCTTAAGGAACGATTTATTGTAGCGTTTCTCACTCAACTACAATTTTAAGGGAGCTTTGGCTCCCTTTTTTTGTTGCTTCATTTGATTATGAGGTGTAAACTTTAGGTAGTTTTAAATTAATTAGCTTAATGAGGATCGTAAAGATTTCCATTAATACAAGTAAAGGAGTTCATAATGGCTAATCCACATTTTCAAAACTTAATATTATGGGCAGGTAATACTGTTGCTACAGAGCACAAGAAAAACCAGCCTATGTTCGCACCATATCCATCAGATCAAACATTTTATATGTATCATAATGACTTTTTTACATATAACTCTGGTGATTGGACTATAACAACTACTGAGGCTGGTACTGGTAGTGCATCTGAAGCTGTAACATCTTCAGCAGGTGGAGCTTTATTACTCACTAATGCTGCAGGTGATAACGATTTAGACTTTTTACAATTAAAAGGTGAGGGGTTTAAATTAAGCACAAGTAAGAAAGCATACTTCTCTGCTAGATTTAAAGTAAATGATGTAGATCAATCTGATTTTGTTATGGGTCTTGGTATAACAGACACAACACCTCTCGATACTACAGACGGTGTTTTCTTTATTTCTGCAGACGGAGACGCAGGTTTAGATTTCTTAGTTGAGAAAGACAATACTGCAACCACAACAGAAGATGTAGCAACTATGGCAGATGACACATTTATTACAACAACCTGGTTTATTGATCCAGATGCTTCCAAAGTATTTTATTCAATAAATAATGCTGCCCCAGTTGGTGTTGCAATCACTAACCTACCTGATGATGAGGAATTAACCGTATCATTTGGTATTCAAAATGGTGAAGCTTCAGCACAAACTATGACTATTGATTACGTTGTAGCAGCAGTAGAAAGATAGGAGTAAACAATGGCAGATACAGTAACTTCGCAAACTATTCAAGATGGTGAAAGAGTTGCTATCTTAAAGTTTACTAATGAATCTGACGGTACAGGAGAATCTTCTGTAAAAAAAGTTGATGTATCAGCACTTACTACTAATAGTGCTGGAGAAACTTGTACTAGCGTGTCTATAGCTCGTATATACTGGGCAACCAGAGGTATGGGCGTAGATATAGAGTTTGATGCCTCTACTAACGTTTTAGCTATACCATTACCAGCAGATAGCACAGGTGATGAATACTATGACGATAGATTTAGCGGTATTCCAAACAACGCAGGATCAGGTGTAACTGGTGATATTGACTTTACTACCGTTGGTCACTCAAGTGGTGATGCTTATTCAATAATACTTGTTTTGAATAAGAATTATTAATGAATGGCACAGTACAAAGGCAAAACCGTAACTCTTAATAGACCTAGGGCTCTTCGTAAAGGAGAGCCTGGTTATGGTAAAAAAAGAAAAGTAGTTTTTGTAAAAGGCTGTAGTAGTGAAAAATCAAGAGTAAAACGTATTACTTTTGGTGATGCTAAGCTAGGTATGCATAAAAATAATCCTAAACGTAAAAAATCATACTGTGCTAGAAGTAAAGGTATGGGTGGTACAACTGATAGATGTAGTGCTAACTACTGGGCAAGGCGCGACTGGGATTGTTAAATGGCAAAAAAACGTGATCCCAAAGTAGGCACAGGTAAAAAACCAAAAGATAGCGATAGAAGACTATATACAGATGAAAACCCAAAGGATACAGTATCTATCAAATTTGCCACAATTCAAGATGCTAAAGATACGGTAAAAAAGGTTATACGAACAAGAAAACCTTTTGCAAGATTAATACAAATACTTACTGTAGGAGAACAAAGGTCTAAGTATGGGGGTAAGCCAAGGCAGGCAGAAATATTTAGAAGAGGTAAAGACACTATTAGAAGAAAACACGGTAGAATTAAATAATGTATCCTGTTTATAACAAATTTTATTACAAACCTTTACCAGACTGTATAGAAGTTCAAAAAAGTCCTATAGAAGGATTTGGTTTGTTTGCAATACAAGACATAGGTAAAGATTTTGATATAGGCATGTCACATATAAAAGTTCCTATAATTCAAGGCTACATAAGAACATCTATAGGCGGTTTTTTAAATCACTCAGAAGACTCTAATTGTTATTTAAGCGAAGAATTAGACTGGGACGACTATAGAGTATATAACGTAATAACATCAAAAAAAATTAGTGTTGGCGAGGAGCTTACGCTAAACTATCATTTGGACGGTTTAAATTATGGCTAAAGAAAAATTAAAAAAAGTTATAAAGGGTTTGCAAAAAGCTAGTAAAACACATGCAAAACAAGCTAAAACTTTACAATCATTAAAAATGAAAAAAGGCGGCAAAGCTAAAAGCAAAGGTAAAATATGCCCAGAAGGCAAAGCTTGGGCTAAAAGGACTTTTGATGTTTATCCTTCTGCTTACGCAAATTTAGCAGCTTCTAAATATTGCAAAGATCCAAATTATGCAAAAAAAGCAAAAGGCGGTAAAAGAAAAGGCAAACGATTTGGTGGCCCAATAAGGGGACAAGGTATTGTGATGTCAGATAGATTAAGATGAGTAAAAATAAAGGACAATTACAAAGTTGGTTAGATCAAGATTGGGTACGACTTGGAGCAGACGGTTCTATAAAAGGATCATGTGGTGGTAGAAAAGAAGCTGAAGGTAAACCAAAATGTATTCCCAGAAGTAAAGCAAATAGACTTAGTAAGTCACAAAGAGCTAAATTAGTTGCTCGTAAAAGAAAAAAAGATCCTAACCCAAACAGAAAAGGTAAGCCAATTATGGTATCTAATAAATTAAAATCAGGAGGAAAAGTGAAAAAACTAAAACCTATACCGCCAGGCAATAAAGGTTTGCCTAAATTACCGAAAGAAGTTCGTAATAAAATGGGCTATTTTGTTGATGGTGGCCGTGCACAAAAAAAGAATGGTGGCAAGATAGCTAGAGGTTGTGGTAAAGTTATGTCTAACAGGCGTAAATTTACAACAATTAGTTAGGAGATTAATATGCCAAAATCAAAAACTAAAGTAGATCCAAAAATGCAAGCAAGATTGGATGCAAAAGTTAGACCAGATGAGCCAGTAAAGGAAGATCGTATTTACATAAATATGAAACCAAAAAAGAAAGCTCCTGCAAAAAAAACGACAAAAAAGAAACCAAGTAAAAAGTAAGGAGTACTATTATGCCAGGTCATTATAAAAAGTCTAAAAACGGCAGTATGATGAAAAAGTCTAAAGGCGGCATGATGATGAAAAAATCCAAAGGCGGTTCACTTATGAAAAAGTCTAAAGGTGGTTCATTAATGAAGAAGTCAAAAGGCGGAAGCATGATGAAGAAATCTAAAGGCGGGTCTTTAATGAAAAAATCTAAAGGCGGAAGTATGATGAAAATGTCCAAGGGTGGTTCAGTCATGATTGCAGGCAACGCTAATAGAAGAAGAAGCAAGTTCTAAAGTGTCGTATTTGATAAGTAATATCCCACATTTTAAATGTTGGGTTAGGAGAGAGTTTACGCACAATCACGAAAATTACCAAGATGAGTATTTACATGCCTTGGCTATAGCAGTTAATACAATACCTGATAGATCATTAAGTTTCCAAGTAGTCTTTACTGGAGAGGAAGCAAACTGTGAAGATTGGGACGAAGGAAATATCCATGGTGGTGCTATGTGGGCTCGTATGCCTATCCAAGGTTTAGTTGCGGATATACCTATGGACGATTTCCCTAGGCCTATGGAGGACCATTTAGCACAGCCTTGGGATTGTGAAGCTAGAGATCATAGTGTTGTTGTAATGGATAGAGTAAGTTCTTCACCTTGGATCGCAAAAATTCATGGTAATTTTTATCAAGCAAAATATTTATTTACTGTAGATTACACAAATACTGATATTGCAGATGACCCTGCACAACATAAACAAAGTCATGTATTATATATAACTGAAGACTGTCAATGGAAAGGTAA